TTCATCTCCTTGAGAAACACCAATGTTGCCATTTCTACCAAATCCCATTCTAATGTTATTACCATCTGCAGTAATTTCAATAAAGGCACAAGTTGTATCCTGTAATGCTGGTGTGTTTACAAGCATTGAGTTATAACTTGTTCCTGGTTTAAATAACTGAAAAGACTTACTCTGAACACTTCCAGAAATTTTAAGTTGTAAATCACCTTTGAATACTTCTCCAGTTGTTGCATTAGTTGATTGGTCACCATTATCCCAATTGTCTCCTCTAAGTCCAATGCGAATCTCATACGCATTAGGATACTCATCAAAAAGGTCTGTAAAGAATGCATTGTCCATTACAATCCTTTGACCAGCTCCGAGAGGTTCGTCAATTGACATCCACCCATAGTCACCATTGTCTGTAATGTTAGTACCTGTTTGGTTAGCAGCTGGACCTTCTAAATCAATTCCAGTAGGGTTAGCAGTGTAAGTAGAGCCAGCTACTGTAGGAGTACCAACACCATGATTTTTACTACCACCAGATGTCCAATTAACCTTAATAGGTGGAACATCACTTGGAATAGCAAACTCAAGATAAGCACCAAATGTACCTGGTGTTCCAACCATGGTTACACCTGTTGTATAATCAGAACTATCACTTACTAAGCAGAAACCTAAAGCATCAGTAGATTCAATAGATGAATCAGTCATCCAGAACTTATAAGTCTGACCAGCATTTAAAGTAATAGCACTAGCAGCTGATAAGCTAAACAATGGCTCACTACTACTATTCTCTGTAACATTAAACTCATTAGCAGCAAGAGGAGCATCAACAATAGACAATCCAGATTCTGTAAGAATAATACCAGCTTCAGCACCTTTAGTAGCAGCTACCAATGGCTGAGCACTAAGACCAATAACATACTGAGCATCTGTCCATGTACGAGGTGTAATAGCAAATGTACCACCAACAAGTGGCTCTGTAGTTAATGAAGCAGTAGCATCTGTAGCTCTCATGATTGCAATATCACCACCACGAGTATATTCAATAGCCATGTGGAAGTTAGTATCTGTATCACTTGCGTGGTTAACTGTGCCTTGATGTGAAGCAGAACCAGCATGCCACATTGTCATACCAGTTGTATTTGCACCATTGTTTTCCCATCTATGAGCACTAAAGAAGTCATCCTGTAAACCAATACTTGTATAATCAGCAGTAAACTTAGGAATACCAATGAATGCTTTATTATCTTCACCACTAGCACCATCTAGAGAAGGTAGGATGTTTGTATTAGCATAAGACTTAGGAATGATCAAACGCTGACCAGGGCTAAGAGTAAGGTTATCAAATCTAACAGCAGAATCACCAGCAAGTTCAGTTGTTGTATCCATACTACCATTAACTAAAGTAAAGCCAGATGGAACACTTGCAGCATCAGCAGTATGAGTGAATGATGGCATTTCAGCAGTAGCAGTACTACTACCAGATCCTGAAGCATTTGGGATAGCAAATGTAATTACTGGGTCTGTATGAGTAGATGAACTACTTCTGAACAATACATCATTAAGATACAATTCAATTGTACCAGCATTGTTATAGAGCTTCCAAACATCAGATGCAGCATAAACTGGACGTGTTGGTATTACTTGTGGGTTAGTATTATCATCCCAACCAAGAGGAACCATACCAGTCCAAATTGATGGAGTAAAGTTATTACCGAAGTTCTGACCATTGGTATTTGTTACAGCACCAGTAATAGGAGCAAGTAGATCCCATTTAGAACTATTATCAACATTATACTCAAGAATGTCAGTAGTCTTATCAACACCAGAAGCAACAATACCGAATCCCATTGCACCATCTTGATGATACCATTCAATCTTATCACCATCTTCAAGTGTTTCAATATCATAAACAAACTTACCTGATGTTGTTCCAGCTTCACCTAAGAAGATTTTACCAGCAGAGTTAGTAGCAGATGAGTCAGTAACACTACCTGTATGTAGTGTTCCAGGTAGGGAAGTTAATGTATTTAAGTTATTAACAACTACTGTAAGTGTGCCTGTTGATGAACCATAGTCATTCGTTCTAACAATATCTACTGTATATGATACGCTAGGGAAGTTAGTATTATCACCATGAATTTCAGGAGCAGTACCAGTAATGTTACCATTTGTCTGTGCTTGTGTTATCCAAGCTGGAGCATTAGCAATAGTAGTAGTCCACTGAGCACCTAGTGGGTGTGTCTGTGAATTAAGAGCTGTTAACTCATCTAATGTAATTGATGTAGCACCAAATTGTGCTGGAACAGAACCACTATCTGCATCTTGTGGAATCTCATTCCAGATAACATTTGTATTTGAACCAAACATACCATGTGAAGGTGCACTAGTGCCATTATTAATGAAGCCAGATACTGGACCATACCAAGTTGTATTTGTTGGCTCATCCGGGAAGGTATAACCAACACTATTACCTGTACCACTTAAAGTAAGGTCAACTGTATTAGCTTCACCATCAGAAGCAAACAATGGATAAATAAATGTACCATCAGGTGACTCAATGTAGTACCAAGTCTGTCGATTTACTGCAGCACCTGAAAGAGCATATCTAAGAATCTCAGGAACTCTTACTGGTGTAGTAAGTTCATCTTCATTGTGACCATGATAGATGCTAAACGGATTACCATCAAGAGGAGTTGTCTTAGTAGCAATCAACTCATTGTTAGTTTCATGCCACATCTCCAATGAATTATCAGTACCGTATCTCCAAGAGATAAGACCTAAATTAACTCCGTTACCGAGGTGGTAACCAACATCAGTACCATCACCGTTAGGGTTGTAGTAGTATGTTGCGGCTGTATTCCATGTCCAATCACCATCTTGCTTAGCTTTAAGAGCTTCTGCTGTGTTGTAGAAGAGAGCATCTTCAATCTGATCATGTGCATTAGCAACGTTAGAAGAAGAAAGGGTATAGTTAAAACCAATATTCTCAAAGCGACCAAAGAAGTCGAAGTTCATTGTAACTTTCTGACCTGGGTAGATCTCCATGTTAGACTTAAGAACTGTCTCAGCTTCAATACCATCACGCCACTCACCATTCTCAGATAAGTCACGGTCATGAACGATTGTCCAAAGCTCTGTTCTTTCCTGAATTACTGGAAGTTTAGCATTTGGCTGATTCTCACCACCGAATGAAACAGCAACCTGTGTACCAATAATAGGTGAGTTAGAACGACCAATAATGAAGTTATTACTATCTGTTATATCAAGAAGGTATAAGTAACCATCATTACCAAAGCGAAGTGAGAGAAGAGAGCTGTTATTGACAACGTTATAGTTACCATCTGTGACAACACTTGAACTATCACCAGCGGTTAAGCGTGTCGTCATATCAACACCAACGGAAGAAGAACCACTAAAGCGGTTAGCACTTCTTACAAAGCGGAAAGCTGAACTCCAGTTAGTAGAGTTAAGAACGTTTGATTCAAGTGTTTCTGATTCAGCACCAGACCAAACACCAATCATATAGTTACCAGTATTGTCATGAGTAAATGTAAACTCACGACCCTTATCAAGAAGGTTACCATTGTAGAATGGCTGCCTGTCTTTAATTTCAGTAGTAATATCAGCTGAAGTTACTTGTGTTCCTGAAAGTGAACCATAAGAAATATACCAGTTATCAGCAAGTGCTGGAAGTATACCACCGGTAGCATCATCACCATTAAGACCAACTTCAGATGTAAGGAAGTCTTTATATTGAACAAGATCCATATTGAATGCAGAGTTCAATGTATTAACCATTGAGCTAACTGTATTACCAGCAACAACACCATTTACATAGACATTGTTAAGGGTAAGGCCACGAAGCTGAATCTTATCAGAATCTCTCTGAATGATGTCAGCTGTTGTTCCTCTATCTACTGCAGCAAGCTCATTGATTGCATAAACATTAATAACATTACCACTTACATACTCTTTCAACTTAACACTCTGCTTAAGAACATCAACCTCAACATTAACTGAAGGAATGCTCATAACATGGTTACTGAAAGGGAGCTCAGAATAATCACCAGTAGAAGGTGGCTTAACAGCAGCAATACCAATTGACTGGTAGGAGTTATCTCCGAGAGAAAGTCTCAAGTTAGATACATCAACTTCACTTAAGTCAATAGCATAGTCTTGACCAATGAAACCAACATCATCAACCTTAATAATGTTCTTATCATTATCAGCAAGACCACCAACTGCACTACTAATAAGGAAACCAATCTTCTCTGTATTAGAGCCAAGACCAGTGTAATGAACTTGTGTATCAAGAATCTCAGCAATGAATCGAGCAGCTGGGTTCAAAGAGATTGTAGTTCCAAGAAGATTGTAAACTTCGTTAATCTGAATAGAAGCTTTAGCATCACCTGAGTTACCAATACCATTGAAAGCAGAGCGGTTGTTATCATACAAACCACTATCACGGAGAGTTGAGTTACCAGCACCCCATGCGCAGAAACCAGCATTCCAGTTACCATTAACTTCGTTCTGACTGAACTTGTTATTAAGTCCACCAATAATAAGAAGACCGTTGTTAGCATTGTAAGTAGATGTGTTAATAGCTACTGTAATGTTTTGACAACCACCAAGTGAACCAACGGAAAGGTAAATACCAGACTCAATGTTCTGTGATGATTGGTTACGTGAAATAACACCACCGCCATTAATACCACAATCAGAAACACGAATACCTCTAAGGTTCTTTGTTACTGTGTTACCTGTAACAAGTAGCTGTGTTGCTTCTTCAATGCGCATAGCACCACCATTAGAAGCATTAGCACCAGCATAGAAAGCTTGAAGGTCTGTATTAGTAGAATCATAACCAAGTAATGCTGTGGTAGTAGAAGGAAGGACTGTATTAAGAGCTGTACCATTCCAACCATTGTTAGTAAACAAACAATCATCAATTTCAACCTTAGCAGTCTTTTGAATGTATAGAGCATAACCACCAGCATTCATGAATGTGATGTTCTTAAACTTAAACTCTATGGTATTATCTGTACCAGTAAATCTCATCAAGTTAGCATTAGCAGCATCATAACTAGTAAATTTAATAACAGCATCATCAGCACCATAGAAGAAGAGTGACTTATTAGGTAGTGTAATCTCACCGGAAAGTTCACAAGTACCTTCAATGTAAATTTGATCTCCATCGTTAGCAGAAGCAACTGCTGTCTCAAGGTTTGTGTAAGGGTAAAGAACTGAACCATCTGAAACAGCACCTGTATAAGCAGCCTTAACATAGATGTCGTAGATACGAAGAGCAGAGTTCTTAATGTCTGATTGTGTAGCTTGTTGCTCTGCAACGTGATCATAATCAGTACCGTTATATACAAGAATGTCACCTGTATTATAACCACTCAAAGCATTTGGAGTAGTAACACGGTAGAAGTCACCAAGAATATCACTACCAGTTGGAAGTGCAGGTGTACCAGTACCAGTAGCATCATAAGCACCTTTGTAAATAGAACCATTCAAGAGCTGATCAACATCCTCTTTAAGAGCAATGTCTTTATCAGTGAAGAGACGAGCAAGCACTTGTGTCTGGTAACGAGTAGGAACAGCATCACCTTCGTTAACATTGAAGATACCATCAATAACTTCCTGGTTATTAACAATAGAAATCTTATAGATTGTAGCACGGAGAGTTGTGCCTGCTTCAATGTCAAGTGGCTGATCGAAGTACCAAGTAATAGGATCATTGATTGCCAAAGCACCTGGAGTAAGATACTGAACATAAACAGAAATACCATTAACAATAATCTCATACTTCAACTGCTGTGTAGCAAGAAGAGCTTCACCTGCTCTTGTAGTAATACCTTGACCGCTAATATTGAATGGGAAGAAGTTATTACCATCATAAGGAATAGAGGTATCATCAACTGGATTACCACCAAGTGGAACTGGATTAAAGTCTTGGAAGATACGACTCTTTGGAAGTGTTACACCTGCACCAGGTTGTTGGTTAGCTGAAAGAGACTGGTCAAGAACTTCACCAAATACAGGGTAGGAGTTAGCTTTGTTATCAAGATCTTCAAAGTAAATGTTAGAACCACCTGAAGCCATCTTATGCTTCTCACCTAAGAAGAAACCATTCTTATCAACCTGTACATCTCTCTGAGCAACAAGTCTATCAGTAGTAGGATTGTATTCGAAGTATTCAGTAATGATTGGGGTTGACATCTGCTCATTCAAGTAGGTAACAACTTGATCTCTTGTGAAGAGATTTGGAGCATCTTGTAATGTCTCACCAGCCTCATTCTGAACACGATTAGCATTTAAGCGCTTCAAGAACACCCTATACTCTGTGGTTGAACCACGTTTAAAGATTCTTGTAGATTTAATGATTATGCGATTTGACTCTGTTGGGTGAGCTAACGCCTCGACAGAACCGATTTCTTTATCAGAGATAGTAGATCCATCAAAGGTAACTTTACCTGATTTAGTATCGGAGAATATTCTTATTTGTCCCATAGTATTGTATGTTTATATTATATTGTAAATTTAAATTAAATCAATGTTATTTCTGGATGAACATTGCTATTTCGTTCATTGTTACTGTGCCTGGAACGTCAGACTTGACTTGAAAGCTTACACGACCAGCATCACCCGGACCGTTTGTGTCGATTGTATCACCAACGAAGAACTTAATGTCTGGTGTATAAGCATAAGCTTCATCAGCACCAGATTCCATAGCTAAGGAAGAAGCTTCGATGTGGAAGTTAGTGGCTGGTGTAGTTCCACTATGACGGAAGAAGTTTAGTCTACTATCAAGTCGACCACCATCATCATCAGGGTTAAAGCTCATTGATACACGAATGTCAGCTGATGATGTTAACTCAAGCCCTTCTAGGCTAAAGATAATAGGATCACCTGTAGCGCCTGTACCTGTATAACCACTAAGCTGTGCTGTCTTCATTGATGTGACACGGTAATCAAACTCACCAGCAGGATCAATAGTAAGCTCAACATCAAGCCAAGTATTAACATCTTCTACTGGAATGTTAAATGTTGTAGCACTACCACCAAAGTAAATGCCAGATAGAAGAGCGAGATAACCTTGAAACTGTTCACGTTGATTAACTGTAACATTCTCAAACTCACCAACATCAGCACTCAATGTAGCGATGTCAGTAGCATTCTGGATAGAGCGTGATTCATTACCACCACCACCAGAAGACATCTCAGCAATCTTGCGAATGTCTCTTGTCTGACCTTCAAAGAGGTTTTTAATCTTAGCCTCTAACTCAGACTTAAGAGCAACCATGTCTCCTTGGAATTCCTTATCACCCTGCTCTGGGTTGTAATCTTCTAAAAGCTGGCGTTCAAGATACTTAGCTGTTTCAGATAGTTCCTCTTGAACCTCTACATGTGCTTCTTCAGCCTTCTCAACAACTACTCCATCTTCTTTAATAACCTCTTCCTTAGTTACTTTACTCTTAGCATCTTCTACTCTTTTATTACTTTCCTCTACAACCTCATCAAAATCCATCTTAGCCTTCTCAGCTATTGCTTTAACTTGCTGATCGAGTGCTCCTACAATAAGGTTTGTTACAGCATCGGTCTTTGCTTGCTTAGCAGCTTTATTTTCCTCAACAACCTTTACTTCAGCTGCTTTATTTGCCTCTTCAATAACACTATAGAGACTGTCACTGAGACAAACTCTTGGAGCCGTACCTTCCTCAACCCTTACAAGCTGCTTTGAAGTCTTACCCTTAATAGTGAGCTGTGTTGATGCTACAATAAAATCATCACCCTCTTCAATAGCCTTCAATACCGACTTCTCACCATTTGTAGTAGCATGGTAGAGGTCTTTATAGACGTTATTAAGTGACTCAACATAGATGATATTAACGTTATCATTACAATGCTCTACTGGAAACTCAGTATTAAGTGTTTTAACCATACACTTATTTAATCACCTACCGGTAGATTACAATAGAAGTGTATACTTTATTTACTTCTTCTTCCCAGACTTCATATTAGCACACCAGTGATACATTTTACCTTTCTCACCACCGTACTTCTTAGCTCTCTTACGTAGCTCTGTTACAGATCCTCTACAACTAGCACCTGCACGCTTTACACGACCTGGACTACTCTCAGCATCCTCATCGCAATGACACTCTTCATCAGAGTGCTTACTCTTATTAAGCTTATCACCAGCTTTCTTAGCTGCCTTATAGGCTTTACTACCTTTACGAGCACTCTTACCTCCACGCTTCTTCTTAGCGTTGATATTAGCCCACAGGCCTTCAGTAAAGAACTCTTTAAAGGTTTTCATATTACCACTTCTTACAGCTCCAGTAACCAGCAGAGAACTTACTCTTCTTCTGGTCGCACTTATGACGTGCTCTGAAAGACTTACGACGCTTGGGATTGCTCTTCTTGATCTTCATGTTTGGATCACCAAAGCGAACAACCTTCTCTTTACCATTCTCACAAGCCTTAACAACAAACTTCTTAGAACCACCAGATGTACGACGAGGCTTATTACACTTCATACGATCTTTGTCTACTCTCTCACCATCTTCTGCGGGCATACAATCAGGGCAATTACCACACTCACAACCTGCTTCACCATCTTCACAAGGAACATAGTCACAACGCTTACCTTCAGCATCTTCAGCAGGCTCTTTATACTGATCAATGTAGTTAGAGTAAGTATCATCTAAGTGACCATACTCTGGCTTCTCTTCACAACCACATGTCTCGCAGTCTTCATATGAACTCTTAACAAAATCAATACCCTTACTTACATCACCACCAGTCATGTAATCAGCAAAAGCTAATGCAGACTTACCAGCCAACTTAGCAGTACCTTTAATAGCTTTACCAGCTACCTTAGCAACTTTCTTAGCTGTTTCATTATCTTCTGACTTCTCTTCTCTAGAGTCAGGACCTAAACCTTTACCATCTCTACCAATCTTTTCACCCTGCTCTTGTTGAGCAAGCAAAGCAAGACCTGTAAGACCCTTTTTCTTCTTACCTTCTTCGTTTTCGTTAGGATTCTTATAAGTAGGATCTGAACGGAACTTAGGACCGCCTCGACCATCTGAATCAGCATCACCTGACTGGAGTCTGCCAGCTTTATCGTAATGCTTACCTTTTGGAGCTTCCTTTGCCTCATTATAGAGGCTCATGTACTTATCGAAGGAGTCGTCAAACTTCATGTATATATTTATGCTTTAAGAGCTAATTCTAAAGCAACTATACAAGCAAAAGCATTGATTTCTTTATCGACGATAAAGGCAGACTTATATAAATGATCAGCAATGATAGTAATCATCTGCTTCTTCTTGAACTCATCAATAGGCTGCTCATAAAGGTAGTCAAGTAGGTTAGCGAGAAGAGTATCATAGTCACCTTGGAAGCGATCTTCATTCTCGATAAGATATCTTCTTACCTTAATCGAGTCTTCTTTGAGTCCTTCCGTGACTGCCTTAAGAAGTTCACTGTCACTCCCGCTGCTATCAATATACAACTCCCCATCAACAACCGACTTTTGGAGCTCGTTGATAGTCTTTCGGAGGTCAGGGAATGTTCTTTTAACCAACTGACCAAATTTAATTTTCTGTTCATCACTTACTGTTACGTTTTCTGTTTTTAATATATTGAAGCAACGTTTAGCTGCTTGCTTGATCTCAGGTTTAAGATCGATTGATTGACATCTTGACTGAAGAGCTGGAATAATCTTATGCTTGTAGTTAGCAGTAAGAATAAAGCGACAGTACTTAGCGTACGTCTCCATAGTATTGCGTAGCGCAGCCTGTGCCTGAGGGGTGAGTCCATCAGCCTCATCTAGAACTACTACCTTAATACCACCATCAAATGACTTGGTCTGAGCGAAGTTAGTAATGTTATGTCTAATGACATCAATACCAGACTCATCAGAAGCATTAATGTATAGGAAGTTGCATCCTAGAATATCATTAACAATGATACGAGCAAGAGTAGTCTTACCGGTACCAGGACTTCCTACGAATAGCAAGTTAGGAATCTCATCCTTAAACTGACTAACAACTCTAAGAGAACCTTCGTCGAGAATAAGATCATCTAGCTTAGCAGGACGATACTTCTCAACCCAAATCTTATCAAAATCTACCATAACTAATTATACAAGTGTTCCTTACTTACCAGATGATCCGAAGCCCTTCTCACCTCTATCAGAGTCAACTACTTCACCTTCAGTAACAATAACATCATGGTTAGTATATACAACAAACTGAGCAATACGGTCACCAGCCTTACCTTCGTAATCTTTATCAGTCAGGTTATAAAGCTTAACGCCAGCATCACCACGATAGCCACTATCAATGATACCAGGATGAGGCATAATACCATGCTTAAAGCCAAGACCAGAACGTCCTTCAACCTTAACCCAATATCCAGGCTGAATAAAGGCAAACTTAAGTCCAACACCAACTACAGCAGAGCCGTTAGCTGGAATAGTAAAGTCCTCAATACAGGTAACATCCATACCAGTATCACTATCATGATTCTTACCAGGTAGCACAGCGTCTACATGAGTCTTTTCAAATTGTAGTAACATATAATCATATTATGGCATAAGAATGGCAATAATCAACTAAAGGTTGCAAAGTAATGTTTGTAGATTAAATATGTATATGGAAAAGTATGATCCAGCATTTGACCCTAATGGAGGTAATGAAGTTGATGGTGCAGTTGATGACATCCTATCTCAATTGACTACACAACATCACTCCATTACTAGGCAAGAGAAGTCTAAAGAAGAGATTCCTGAAGTTGAAGAGCTTGAAGAGTATCTTATTAAGAAGACTGCTAAGCTTATTGATACTACTCTAGATGCTGTTGATAATGTTAAAGACTATATCTCATCTGCACCAGAGAACAGAGATGTTGCTTCCTTGGCTGAGCTTATGAGATCTGCAAATAGCTCAATTGAGACAATGCAGAAGATTCATGCTAACAAAGCTAATAATGAAGCACGTAAAGAGCTCAAGGAGATGGATATTGACTCTAAGAAGCAACTCAACCTAGCTGATAATCAGACAAAGCTTGTAATGTCTCGTGAAGAGCTTATGGAGGCCATGTTGAAGGCTCCTGAGCCAGAAGCTGATAAAAAGGGTGAAGACGTTATTGATATTTAAACGAAAGCGTCTCTCAACCATTTAGGTGTATTAGCACTTCTGCCACCTACACCCCATACAGTAGCAGTTCCTTGACCAGCACTAATTGCAATGTCAACATGGTGATTACCACCCATATAGCCTGGACCTGAACCGAAGCTTTCCATACCTAACATCTTACATTGTTTAGCAAATATAGCTAACTTAACATGATGAGCTGAATTCTCTGAGCTCAATCTAGTACCATCAGGTGTATATACTCTAATGTCAGCAGCATAACCTCTATCATGTCTAGTTGAACCAGTTCGTCTTGTACCTTGTCCCTTTACATCTTGACCGCCTGAGAACACTACAATCTTATAATCGAATGCAGCACTCGCCTGTTCAAGTATCTTAGCAAGCTTAGGTTGAATAGGTTGGTTACGAGTTGCACCACCAAGTTCATAAACAACATTAGCATTTGCAGTAGAAGCACCTGGCACCTCACCATCCACAGTTCCAAAGAGTTTGTCAAATGCATCCTCTGTCTCTTCAGCAGTTACAACTGTCGTATCTTCGTTAATAGCAGCTTTAATATCCTCAAGTGGTCCAGTACAAATTCTAATTTCCATAGGACCGCCAATATCTTCAGTAAAGATCTTCTGCACCCTACTCCATGATGTATCATCAATAGGACGTCTTCTAGCAGCACCTGAAGAAGCAGCAGTTAGCTCACCATAACCGTATGACTCAAGAAAGTGACTCCAAGCACCAACAGTAAAGTCAACGTTAAGCTTGTCTTGCTGATTACTATCGATAACCTTATAATACTTAAACTCACGTGATCTTCCTTTTGATGCTTTAGCAGGTCTTGCTGCAACAAAGAACTCATTAGCTATTTGTGGGCCTTTATAGGTAGAGCTACCTACCCCAATAGATGGATCATTTACAAACTCTCTGAATAGAGCTTTACTAATAGCAACACCATCATTAACAATATTAGTCTCCGGTGTATTGAAGAGAGTCTCCATACCTTCATCATCAAGCTGATGCTTAAATTGTGCAGCGTAGTTACCAGGTTGAGTGGTAGTACCATACTTTTGTTTCTCTTGTAGTGATATCTCTTCATTATTGAGAGCGCGTTTAATAAAGTCTTTATCACGACCAAATGTGGATGTACCAATACGGTAGTTCTGACCAACATTAGCAACACCTTGAAGAGTTAACTCATCATCAGGAGTAGCATTATACGACTCATACCATAAGGTCTTTGTCTTCTCATCAATAAGAGAAGAGAATACAGAGTAGTTCTGTCTGTTAGATGCTGTCTTTCCATCAAGAATATATGACTTAGATACTTTAACGTCACCGGAGGATATACCCTTACCTAATGTAATAGTGTTAGATCTAAGATTGTCTCCAGCATTACTTGTAGTGGTCTGTTTATCTAATTTATAACTATTGGATTGACCTGATCTATCAGGAGTACCAGTAGCATTAGAATCATACCTCTTACCATTAACAGCACTTACTTTTGTACCAATAGGACGAGACATGTTATTCTCATAAGGATTATATCTATATTTAAACTCAAATCTATTAAAGCAACCACCAATATCCTCTTTGATCTTAGCTAATACATTAGAAGAAGCAGCTGAGTAATCAAAATAAGATTTAACATCAGGACTATATCTAAATGATTTAGCTGGATCTCTAAATGATTTACCTTGTTGTGCTTGAGTTGCAAAGTCCTCTAAGTTCTTCTTACCAGCTAATACATCTTGAGTATTTTCAAATGACTTATTAGCTATAGCTACTACCTCTGTGAAAGCATCCTTAAAGATACCTGGTATCTTATTAGTAATGGTCTGATCCATACCATCAATCATATTAGAGATAGATGTTGAAGGATTATTATCTACATCATCACCTTGACCAGCTGTACTACCTTCTCTAAATACTAAAGAGCCCATAGAATTATCTGACGTCTTAGTAGAAGCTGACTGAGCCATACGACCCATACTATCAGACGTCTCTTGGAATAAATTACAAGGAGAGTTTAAGCAATCCTTAAGAGCATCTTTAAGAGTCTTTTGAAAATCATCATCAATACCATCGAGGTTATCCCATCTAATTCTCATCTCTTTAATAGCAGAAGAGAAGATTGGGTTATAAGTTATCTTATGAATGTAGAATTCAATTGTTGAAGAGTCTAATACACTGGAGTTGAGAGTAAGGTCCTGTACAAACTTAGTAGCAGCATCTTCATTACCATTGATTGCACTATTAAAGTCTAGGGCAAGATTGATATCAACCTGCCATTCAGGGGCATCAACAAGGTCACAGAAAGGAGTATTATACTTTAAGTAATCTCTACTTATAGCAAGCCCCTGCAACTTCTCATGAAGATTATTTCCGTATACTACCATGATTTATTTGTTAATTGTAATTTGTTGAAGTACTGCACCCATAGCACCTGGCTTAATGTACTTGTACTCAGTAGCAGCTTGTGCCTTAAATATATAGTCAGGTTTATTCAAAAGGTAAACTGTCCACCACAAATTAATTGTACCATACAGCTGATAAGATAATGTTGTCCATGGCATATCATTTTGAAGTGTAATAGTAGCTACAACGTCATCTGAGATATCATCAGGAAAGACAACCTTATTAAGTAGATTGTAGAAGTATAAATCTGTGCCATTTGTATCTATAAGATTAACCTTAAAGATATTCTCATACATATCATTAGAAAGAGATACTAACTCATCTACTTCATTCTGCTTTGATCCATTAATTACTGTACTCATCACTTACCTATTGTTACTTTATTACCATCAACACGTGTACTGAAAGCATCTGAAACCATCGTATTACCATACTCACCAATCAAAGATGTAAATTCAAGCGTCACCTGGTATGCTTCAGGTACATTTGTATTAATTACTTTACTACCAATAACACCTTCCCCATTACCAGATGGTACGGTTACATTAGTCTTTCTTACAGTACCTTTAAAATCAACAGACATACCTGATATGTAAGAATATGGCATAGAAAATTGACCTGGTACACTAACTGAGTAAAGCTTTGGAGGTGGTGTCCTTGCGAAAGAAGTCTTATATGGTCTATTCTGAAATGCTAATAACCATAAGAGTTCATAGTTCTGTTGAATAGGAGATACTGTACCTCGTCTAACTGTATTAGATAGAGGGAAAGAAACTGACTCTGTTCTATAACCAGCACCTTGAAAGTATTGAGGTTTCTCAATAAAAACACCTGGTTGTGCAAAGTTAACACTTTTAGCAAGACCATCAGCAATGTCTGTTGCTGCATCAATAACCCCGCCTAGAAGCTCTCCAACCTGACCAGCTGAGTCACTACCAAATCCGCTACTTGTGACACCTTCTGGAGCACTATACAATGGAAGTCTATAATTAAATCCTGTTGGTTTAGTAAAGTAAATACCTTCGAGTGACTTAAGGTTATGTTGATCTAATAATAATCTATCTACCTCTGTACCAGCAATACTATTAATAGCTTCTAGTGCACTGCTTGTTGTATTCTGCATACCTTTAATTAAGCCACTAACATTACCATCGTCTGTCGCTTTACCTAACAGTGATTTTACAAAGCCGCTTTGAGAGAATGCATTCGCTGCTTTAGCACCAGCGTTTAGATAGTACATACCACCACTAATAAGAGAGCTTAGAAGCTGCTCTCTCTCAGTAATAAAACAACAAGGTACTTTATTAAGAGCTGCTGAAGTTGCTTTAGGTCCAGCATACCAACTAAAGTCATTAACTACATCAATGACCTTCCTTGTCGGAACGAGGATTGGTTTGCTATCTGTATCCTCAAGCTGAATACCTAATTGCTTAAGAGCAGTATCCTTCTTACCAAAATCAGCCAATTGTGTACCATTCTGAAATTTGGATAATCCATCCGTGTTAACTAATACTGTACTCATTATTCAAAAAATTCCTGGGTTAAAGATGTATTACTAAAAGATAAGCCACCACTCTGGCTAAGAGATTTAATGCCTTCACGAATCTCTACTAATACATTAAGTTGTTGTGTGTTAATACTCTGAATGGACTTCATTACCGCAGAGTTTTGATCAAGCATCTTATCAATTGGACCTCCTGCTTTAGCAAAGAGACCGGCATCATTACCATCAATACGAGTTGCTCTACCATTCTGATGAACAATACCATCCTTAATAGATGGGTTTTGGTATCCCATCTCGGCATTTGTTTTACCAGCAAGTTGGCCCTTTATCCAATCACTTTGATTTCCTGCTTGGAATGCCTGTTCATCAGCAATTATTTGATTAATGTAATCAATATTCATCTTCCCTGAAGCCTTCGCAGCAGCTCTACCTTGTTCAAAGGCTTCTTCACCAACACGAGCTCTATAAGAATCAATAAAAGCCTTACGACCGGAAGCTCGTTTATCCATCTCTGCACGTTGTTCTGCAACAGATGGTCCACTTTCTCCAAACTTAGGTATCTGCCAATCACCTGGTAGAAACTTATTAATACCATCAATAGCTCCGTTAACTGCACCATTAAACCAATTAGCTATACCATCAAAGAAGCCACTTAGCACTTCACCAACTGGTTCAAGAAAACTTGTTATCCAACCCCATGCATTACCAGCCCATTCACCAGCCTTTTCCATTGCAACACCAGCACCATCCTTTGTCAATTCCCACATGATTCCCAAACCTTGAGAAACATATTTATAAACTGGTGAATCTTTACCACCTAATAGACTAGGAAGAATGTGACTCCAAGCCTCTAAACCACCATCTAGATCACCACCGATCATAAGACCAATACCTTCACCGAACTTAAAGAATGTACTAAGAATAGGAACTTTACCAGCCGCAATCTGGTCCATAACATATGTACCAAGCTGCTTTAACTGTCGTCCTAGTATATTTGCGAATGTTGGCTTCTTACCAGTTTCTGCTTCCTCTTTGTTGGCAAGTACTTCAGCATAGATTTTATAACCATCCATTAACGGGGATATAAACGCACCACCTGGTAAGAAGTTGATTAAACCAGATACGAGTTCCCAACCACCATCAAACCATTCACCCTTCTTAAAATGGCTAAATGCAAATCCAAAGTTAAATAACGCACCAATAAGTGGTAATCCCTTTAGTAACTTAATAGGTAGAAACTTTGCCAGCTTTGCTGCCATAACACCAAGCTTACCAAACTCATCACCTGCATTGTCACCAAACTCAATAAAGGAGGTAGCATAGCCTTCAATCTTCTCTATGAAATCTTCACTCATTGTAGTGAGTGCAGCACCAATAATAGCAGCTGCACCACCAATTGCAGCAAGAGCACCCAGACCAGGCATTTCAAAATCTTTACTACTTCCACCCTTCTCAGCAACCTTTTGCATTGCTTCTGTACTTCCAACTTTACTTGCCTTATTATCAAGCTTACCAGTTTCAGGTCCTGGGTTGACCACCTTCTTCATTATACCGAAGATCTTCTCGTAACGAGCCTGTTCGGCAGGAGTTAAGTGTGGGGCTACTTTACCGTCACTATCTTTAACCACGCCTTTACGGCCACCCTTACTTGAGAGGGCACCTAATATACTGGCAAATGGGTTAGTTGAATCTTCAGCCACATTATTATTTAATCAGTAGACAGGAAGCCAGCATCAATTTCTACAACTACTTCCTCTGCAACAGTCATAGCTTTGTCTGTTGCCTCTTTAATACCACCAATATAATCGACTATTAGATTGTTGACAGTGAGAGGTAATTGATTTACAATATCCTTTCTCTCATGCACACTAATGTCCTCAAACCTAATAACATCTTCATCAACTGTTATTGTGTCGATGTACTTAGTTGATTCATAAGCAACAACAACATCAACACTCTGCTTAATCTTATCTTCTGTTGTAGTAAGCTTAGCAAACTCTTTAGCTAGCTTCTTTGATACTTCACTATCGATAGCTAAGGTTGGTACTTTAAGTTCAACTACAATACCATCCTGCTCGACTGTATGTTTAAGCTTTACATCTGTCTTCTTAATAGGCTTAATATCATTAAGATCATACTCTTTATCCTCGATTGTAATCTTTGAGCCAATAGCCTCTTTACGAAGAGCAATAAAAATAGCAGGCTTATCAATAATAAGAAACTCAATATCATCAACACTATTATTGAGTATAATTTCATTAGCAGCCGCTGTTCTAGTAATAACACCATCAACCCCATCGAATGCTGTACGAATAAGGTCTTTCTGCTGCATCACACTAGCAAGTTTAAACTCAGCACTCTTACCTGTAGAAGGTATCTGAACTGTAACAGTATTAGCATCATTAAGATCCTTAAGCTTATTCAAGAAGCTTTTAGCATTCGAACTCATACACTTATTTAGTTACTGCTGCTTCTTTTTCAACTGGTCATTCTCCTCTTTAACCCTTTTCTGATGAGCTTTCATAATGATACGCGTCTCAATAGGTGACATGTCAAAGAATAAGTTACTGCCAGGCATAATTGTATTCTGGAAAGAATAGATCATTGTATAGAAGCCTTGCAGATCAGTACCGTATAAGCTAGATATAAACTCTAGTACATTATTTGATAATAGATTAATACGAGTTGCTTCAAGACCTATTGACTTATTCTCATCAATAAGATCAACGTTTAGTAGGTTCTCTTGTATTGTATGCAAGAAGCTATTAACATGTTTAAATACAGCAGATGGTAGGTTACTCAATATCTCATCACACACCTCTTCATCAAGTTCATTATAGTTAATTGATTCATTACCAATCTGTATATGCTTAATTGTAGCAATAAGTAGATCATCTACTGCGTCGTAATAAGTTATACATGGTAGATCTAAAGTAATCTCAATACCATTTACATCTAATTTAGTTTCAAGATCAACATAACTCTCCTCAATCTTATCAAGCATAGAAGCTACACTAACAGTAATAGACTTATTATCAATAGTCATATTAATATCAGGCTCGATAAACGACATTCTAAGATAGATAAGAAGGTATATTCTATCGACTATATTTAAGTCAGGTCTTATGAAGTGAGCGTCGAAGAAGTCGCCAAGACCTTTAAAGTCTTTATTCTGTGCGAACTTAATGATAGTGAGATACTCGGAGTTCTTAAGCTCTCTAACTCTAACTGTTTTACCTGATGGTAAGTCTACTTCAATACTAAATTCCATTTAACACTCCTCTAGGAGTATTTAATTGGTAATGTGCAAAGTTCCAGCCAACTGTTCTAGTTATATCAGATAGGGACTGTTCACCGTAGCTAATGTTATCACCATCGACATTAGTTGGCACACAGTCAAAGAAAGTATGCATCTTACGAATACCATACTCTAATGTTTCATTACTACGATTCTTTTTATTAGACTCACCAACTTTATCAGCATATCTCTCAGCTGTACGTGAGTACTGTATAACGTCAATGTTACATTTGATATCTGGTTCTGAATCATCTTCAATTAAACCAGCATATGAGCAAGCAACAACCCAAGGTTGCATAAAGAAAGAGAATACATCTCTATTAGTTTCTAGAAACGATACAGTCATGTTATGACTTTCACCAATACGGTCAGAATACTGCATAGCTTGCATACCACCTGAACCAGCTACGTCTTGTTCTGATACGCCTAATTGAATACCTGGTAAACTTACATCTTGTGCAAGAAGAAATCCAGCTTCAAAGTCTGACACTCTATCAAATAGGTCTTTATCAACCTTATAAGTCTGAGGTCTGTACATGTCTAAATAATACTCAATAGCGTCCCCGACATTAACCATAGCTCCACTGCCAGTACGAGCTGAGAAGTTAATCCCCCAAATGTTCTTGAGAGGGATGTCGTTTGTCCAGTCTTGGTGTAGACTAAGACGCTTTCGAATGTTATTAGGCATTTATATTAACGCTCTTTTGTGTAGAAGTGGTAAGAAACAGTAGCATTAATACTTACTGTAGCACCTGTACCACCAGCAATATCATAACCGATACCACCAACATTACGAAGAGAAGCTCCTACAAGCTTATACTCAGCAATTGGCTCAAGGTCTTTGTCGAGCTGTGCGAGTTGAATAAAGAAGTCATCATCCGGAGTACCATACTCACCAGTAGAAGTCTGATCATCAAAGAGTGAGCGAGAAGCTGTCTCAAAGTAGTTACGAAGTGAACTCTCACCATCAAGGTAGAAGTCAAGATTGTAGCCCTCAGAACCAGGATATGTAACAGCACCAGGAACATTCAAGTTAAGACCCATATAAGGTACAGCAACGTTACCGATTGTACGGCCTGGAAGCTCAGCTGTCTTAACATAGACAAGGTCACCCTCTTCAAGAGCAGGTACGCCTTGTAACTGCATCTGAGTCACGCGGAAAAGAAAGTCACGACTGAAGTCTTTATCAGCAGCGATACGATAGAAGTTTTGGATATTTTGGTTTACTGGCATTACTCTATTATTTATGCCTATAGCACATAAAAAGAGAAGGTCTTTCGACCTTCTCTTGTAAAAAGTTATTTAAAGTTTCTAACTTGGAAGATTGTTAATTTCTTCTGGAGTATATTTATTACCGCCGGCACCTAACTCTCTAGTAAAGATAGTACCATCTACATCTACATCTGTAACAATCTCTTCACCATCATGGCCGTCAATCATATCACCTACACTATAACCAGCATGCTCACCTTCAGCATCTTCGTGGCTAGCGACCCGCTCTTCATGCTCACGCTTATTAAGAACGGCATGTACAATATCTTCCAATTCTTCTTTTTGTGCGCTAGTAAATCCAGATTCACCTTCATTATCTTCAGCATCTTCAACATGACCTAAGCCATCTTCAAGATCATCCTCTTCCATAAGCTTACCATCAAGAGAAAGGGCATATCCACCAGCTTCAACTGCACTGTCTGGACCTTTTGTTACAAAGTCTTCTGGAGAACTAAATTCACCAGTTGTGATCATGTAACCATTAGAATGTTTTTCAATAGAGATGATAAGCTCACTCTCGTTAGATGGATCTGGTCCACCAACTTCATAAAGATCACCACCAAGCTCAATCTCAGTGATCTTCTCTTCATCGGAGTGAGAAGCGCAACCAGATTCATTAAGCATACGTGCTGGTGCTGTACTTTGTGTTGGTGGAATAGTACCTTGAACAGAGCTATAAGCTTCCTGCATAAGGTCTCTGTCTTCAGCGTAATTACTATGTGCCATAACATTATTTATGTCAACCAGGCTACTTTTCAACAAAAAAAAGAGGAGGTCCGCAGACCCCCTCTTTGTATTAGCTAAAAGATTTTTTAGTTGCCCAAAAGCTCTTCGAAGTTTGTATCAGTGCGAGTAGCATAGAAGTTAACAAGGATGAATTCAGCAGTACGTACTGGCTTCAAGTAGATGTCAACAACAAGCTCATTCTGATCAACAACCTCACCTGTATTGTTACGCTCATCGCAAACAATCATGAAGTCATGAAGACCATCAGCAGCTTTAACACGCTCAAAGAATGGTGTCAAAGTATTAGCAACTCTTGTACGTGTGAACAATGTGTTGTTCTCGAACAAGAAGAACTGCATAGTCTTCTTAGTGATCTTCTCAAGGTAGAGGAAAGTACGACGAACGTTAATACGGTCGAATGCACTTGGCTTCTTAAGGAGAGTCTTTTGACCGAAGAATACATTACCCTGATCAGCAAAGTTTGCAATAGGGTTAAGGTTAACAGTGTAAAGGTCATCACGCTGACGTTGGTTAGGGCTGATTGCAATATCATCTGCATCAGTAATAACACCACGATTGAAACCAGCAGGTGCACCCCATGGTCCGATCTGAGCATCTGTAGAAGCCATCTTAGCGGAAGCAAATCCAGAAGATGGAACATAGCAGTAAAGGCCGGTGTAGTTATCATATACCTTCATCCAGTTAGCGTATACTGTTGCATAAGAAGTATTAGCAAGTTCAAACTGGTGGCGCATTGCCCAGTAAATGTCTGTGTAGAAGTTCTTAGTAGGATCTTTCTGAACCTTCTGTGACTTACCAGCTACAAGAATCTGACGGATTGGATCAGCAATGAAAAGAATATCACCACGACCACCATCCTTAACAGGACCTGCAAATGTTGCAAAGCGGTTGAATACTGTTGTATAAGCTGTGCGAGCCTCTTCACCGGTAGCATCAATGTCACCAGATGTACGAAGAGCTTCGATAGCGTCAGTTGTACGTGTGTCATCAAAACCACGAGCACTAAGAGTAGCATTTGCTGTCTCCATGTAAGTGTGAATAGTACCAAGACCACCTTCAGCAATCAAGTCGATATCAAACTTACGATCGTTACGAACACGATCGAGAGCACGATCAAGTTTCAATGGAATAGAACCAATCTCTTTTGTAGAGAGATTTACTTCACCATAAGAACCAAGTGGAAGAAGGCTATCAGCTTTAGCAACCTCATCAGCGAAGTTAGTTGTAAAGAAGTCAACTGGAAGACCAGCAGCAGCAGGTGAGATTGAACCACCTTGAAGACCTGATTTAAGAGCTTCTGTATAAACACGAATCTTCTTCTTTGGTGTACCGTCTGCATTAAGCTGTACACCGTCAAGAGCATCAGCAATGAAAGGGTTAACAACAATATCAATGTTACGTGATTGATCGTTTACAGTATCAAGTGAGAAGTTAACTGGTGCACCACCATTCTCAGCATTACGCTGACGGTACTGACCAATTGAGCCATTATAACCTTCTTCAAGAAGATAATCAAGCTTGTTAGCTGCCTTAGAGAATACTGACTGACGAAGTTTAAATACACCAATGTTCAATGTATCGTCAAACTCTGTATCAGATGTGTCATAACCAGTAATACGATCTTCCATAACTTGTGAAACGGAATTAGTAGCAGGGTTAGTACCAAACTCTGGAGTAGCTGTAAGAGCGAACTCGAAGCGGGAAGCAGGAACATCTGTGAAAGTAGAAAGACCAGTATTAGCTGGAGCAGCTGTTGCTGTCTTAACATTAACGATAGCGTCGAAGTCTGTTGCTGGGTTAAGGTTAGTGTTATCAGAAACACCAACATAGTAACCATTGAACTGACCATCAATAACAGTCTGTCCTTTGTTAACAACAACAAGAGCAGCGCTACCCAAAGAGGAAAGAGCATCGAATGAAGCACTCAAGCTTTCACTCTGTTCGAATAATGAACCGTTTTTATACTGCATGTACTCTGCATCAGTCATTTCGAACTGAGTAGGTGCACCTAGAAGGTAAGTTGCTTCTGATTTAGTAGCATCTGTAGTAATAGCAGCTGCAGTGCGATCCCAAACAATAGCAGGGTATGCCAATACACTAATCTTAGAACCGAAGCCTTGTCCGTTATTTGCACCATAAGGCAAGCGGTTAACAAGAACTGAACCTGAAGAGTTTAGTGTAGCACGTGTAGTGTGATAGAAGTAGCGTTCGGCTGCTGTCTTTGGAGTACCATAGATTTGTTCAAACTCAGAAATACTTCCAAGCCCGACAACCTCATCAGTAGGTCCTTCAGACGCAAAACCAGCTACATAAGTGGTAGTCCCGGTTTGAGCAGTGCGTAGTGATAAGTCACTCTCACGAATCTCAACTCCAGGGCTTTGAATTGTACGTTTAGCCATACATATATTTATGGCATTTGGACCTTAAATCTATCTTCTCTACAATAATTCTGTATGTATTTGAGAGTAGACAAATGACAGAGAACTTGCAATCTCGTCTTCATCTCTATAGCTGTAATTAATTGCACCTACAGAAATTGGAAAGGCTTTTGTATACGTAAATTTAATACGTTCTTTATTATATTCATCCAAGCCATATAGAGTCATATCAGTTTGATACTGACTAAATGCTTCATCAGTAACAATATTACTAGCATCTAAAACACCTTCCTTCTCATCATGCATAAGATCAAGCCACTTATAAACTACCCAGTAGTTATTGTATCCATTATCAATAGTAAAGTCTACTGTAACAGGATCGTATGGAGCCTTAGCATGTGAAGAGTTAAATAGATTAGAACCACCATAGCCAATCTCAATTGCCGGTACAGTAATCTGAGGTACAACAGAACCATATACAGAGAACTGCATAGCATTCTGATTAACATTAAAAGTACTTCTACTATTCTTAGAGTCAATCTCTCTCAATGCAGGAGGTAGAGAGAAGACAAGCTTAAACTTATCTGCTCTACTCTTATTAAGGAAGGATTGATTGTTGGTATTAGCAGCCATATACTTATTTAATCTATAGTGGAGTGAATCCAGCATCAATTAGGTCATAATAATCATCACCCATCTCTTCATTACCATCACTCATACCCCAATAGACAGGATTAAGATCAGGACTACCACCGCCCATATTCTCATTATTATAAATGGATGTCGGGTCTTCAAAGAGCTGCAAACCAAAGTCCATAGGCTCAATAATCTTAGGTCTACCTGTATCATCTTTCTCAATGATCTCAAAGTACTGCTCAGCAATATCATTATCAAGAACATAATATGCATACATGATAGCCATGACCATATCATCATGCTTACCTTTCTGAGCTTTCCATGTACCATTAGGATAACGAACAAAGTCTCTAAACTCATCTAAGGTGTCTTGGTCACGCATAACAATAGAGTGTAGATCATTCATCCAATAGCGCATGTTCATGATACCTTTATGCTTAGTATTAGTATGAGCAATCATACCATACATTCTATTCTTACGATGTGCTTTAGCATTACCATAACTAACAAGTTTAGGATAGCCCATATCATGTAGCAATCTATCTACTACTTGTGCACCGCAATTGTTACGCTCAATAAGAGCTAGAGGCGAGCCATAGTTACGAAGTATCTGATGAACCTTATTACTAAACTCAAGCGGAGAGATTTTATTATTCTTATATACTGCTACCTGTCTAACTTCAGCAGGATCTGTTACATCCAATACCTGAACTACAGAGCTATCCTTTCCGACACCTTCAGCTGTATCAACACCAGCAGCATAAATTCTAGATGAGTCAGCCTCTTCCCAAATCTTATAGCAACCATCATCAAGCACTACTTTAGGATCACATATAGTCTTTTCCATCTTCTCATAGAGCTCATCATCAAGAGAAGACTCACCAGAGTTAATCCACTCACAGCAGAACTCCTGTCGCCAAGCCTCTTCCGAACCAATAGATGCTCTAGTATCAGCAGCCCATTTTTCATCACGACCAGGAACCTCATTCCACATAATCTTACCACAGTCCCAAGCACTATCAGGATTAGTCTCTGCCTCATTATAAATCTTATAGAAGAGGTTCTGTGTACCATTAGCAGTAGAACAAATGAATGCTTTAGATTTCTTAGATGAGGAGATAATAGGATAGACTGACTTCCAGAACTCATCAACCAAATGGTTCTCAATGAAAGCCATCTCATCAATAACAAGACAGTTAACGGACTGACCACGAGCAGCTGTACCGGTTGTAGTTGTAATACCAATACGAGATCCATTCTCAAGAGTCATAGATGTCTTAGCATACTCTTTTACAGGGGGCTTAAGCCAGTTAGGAAGTTCCTCATAAGCCATTCTAACACGAGAGAAGATCTCAATAGCAGTAGCTTCTGTGTTCGCTACAAGAAGGATGCGCTGATCTTTCTGGAAGCATGCTTGCCATAGAAGGTAGATTGTCATAAGAGTAGACTTACCAATCTGACGAGAAGCTAATAGAATATAGAATCTATTATCACGCATGTTTCTTAATGCTCTCTTCTGTGCCGGGTAAAGCTTAATCTTCTGCTTACCATGATCCAAACTAACAATATAGAAGAAGTTCTCAGCAAAGTATAGAATATTCTTCTTTGCCTTCTTAAGATCAGCTATCTTCTCCGGAGTATACTCACCTTTCCAGTTTCTGTTAGGTAAGTTCTCGTTACCCATATAGTAACTACCATCGTTTTTATCAGCCATAGTCAGTATTTATTTAATCTAGACCTGGAAAGTTTCAACTTTTAATGGTTTTTTCTATCAACCGCTATAAATAATTGTATGGCTAAGAAAAAAGACCTTAAAGATCTTGGTGACGTTTATAGCAAGCTCGGTGAAGAGGTTGTAGTTTCTGAGAAGAATGATATGACAGTTGGTGATAAAGACATGACTGTAGGTGAAGCTCCTCTTGAAGATGGTGGCGACTGTGATGTAGACTGTGAAGCTCCTAAAGAAGTTGATTGTGCTACAGCTAATGAAGTTCAAGAAGTAAAAGAAGAGGATGAAGAGACCACTGAAGAAGTAACTATTTCTGAAGAAGATGAAGAAAACGCATTGAAAGATGCACAAGGAGGCATAAATAACTATATGGCCAAAAAATCCGCATTTGATGAACTCTTTGCTAAAGTTATTTCCGAAGACTTTGGTATGGAGGAACAAGACGACCTTAACGCTCTTGGTATCGAAGACGCAACTCCTGACGCTGAACTCGGCGAAGAAGGCGACGACGATGCTAGCGAAGAAGGTGAAGTAACCGTTACTCTTGATAAAGAGCTTGCAAAGACACTTTGCGACCTTCTTCAAGCTGCAATGGGTGAAGAAGAAACTGACGAAGACGCTGACGCTGAAGAAGATGGTTCTTGCGCCGTTCACGGTGACGAAGAGCACGCTGAAGAAGATAACGAAGGTGAGTACAAAGCACACACTACACATGTTGACATGGGTGAGAACAACAAAGTTGGCTCTCCAGAAGGTCTCGGTGGTGAAGGCAAAGGTACTGCTGACGGTGGTAAGTCCGCTGATCAGTCCAAGCTTGGTGATAAGCACGTAGGTGACCAAAAGGTTAACGCGAAGCTTGAAGCTCCAACTACTAAAGTTACTCCTAAGAACAAAGAAGTTAAAGCAGGTTAATTCCTTCTAAACAATTTACAAAGACTCATGGGAAACCATGAGTCTTTTTTTGTATTCCGAACTAAAGGGCATAAATATATATATGCAGACATTCCGAGAGTATTACAATGGTGATAACATGATGAATTCTAATGCTGTTTCCGTTAAGCAAGGTGGTAAGAGCATCATGAGAACCGGTCGTAAGCATGAGAATCTACTACGCAAAGAGTATAAGCATAAATGCCCTCATGTTAGAAACTGTATGCATAATGGTGCACCTATTACTCTAGCAGGTCAGCCTCTTATTAGTGCTCTTCAGATGTACGGTATGGAGTTTAAGCCAGGAGAAACAAACGGCATCGGTAACTCTGATGTTGAGATTGTAATGTTCGAGGATGAAGAAGGTCGCCCTGCAGGTAAGATTCAAAGAAAGGCTGAGTAATGGGTTGTGGAGATGTAAATTGTAAGCCGGAAGACATCATGGCAGCTGCTTCAGCTCCATGCGGTCAATTTATGAATGCCGATAATCAGCAAGCAGAGAAGCTTGTCTTTGATATGGCATATAATGACCTAATTAATAACTTTGGTGTAGAGATTAACTACTATGTTAAGCCGTTTGACTTAACTAAAGCTAACTTACTTTATGGAGAGCATCCAACAGCAATCTATTCTGCTGCTTCTGGTATGCAAATGTATGTAGAACTATCACAAGAGGCTTTAGCTCTATCGCAATTTGGATTCGATCCAGGTGATGAGTTTACTGGCTATGTTCACATTGATACTTTCCAAAGACAGATGAGCTCTAATGAAGCTTATGCTTCTATTGATGATGCTGAACCTAAGTCAGGTGACCTTATTGAAGTAGTTGGTATGGGTTGTGATCGTCCTGGAGGTCGATGCGCTAATGTATATGAGATTACAGAGCGTAGAGAAGAAGATGTAAGCTCCATCAACCCTTTGCTTGGTCATTATGTCTATAGAGTACGTGCTAAGCGCTACGAAAACTCCTTTGAGCCTAATGCTCCTGAAGAGTGTGCTAATGAGCAAGTCTATGATGACTCACAGTTCGGTGTTCTTAGTTCTAATATTCAACAGATGCTTAGTGCTGATGTATCTGATCCTAAGTCATATGTATATGATGTAGATGAAGACTCTAAGAATGATGTTTACGATATGGACGCTAATGATAATGACGTCTATGGAGACTATTACTAAAATTTAAAAGATAAAAAAGCCTGATGGTCTTTCGATCATCAGGCTTTCTTTTGTAAGGATTACTTACCCTTCTTCTTTTTAGTCTGTACCTGCTCGCGTGCTGGTTGTAAGAGCGATTGCACGATAGCATTTACATCAAACATTTCACTAACATCATTATAAGGACACTCATGAATAGCGCCTGTGAAAGTATAATCAAACAAGTAAGAGTCAATAGTACCCTTTGGTAGTTTAACTGGTGGAGTAATGTTGTGGTGAATATTCCAACCGAACAGCTCAGGTTCAGTAGCTACCCATACAACAGTTGAAGGCTTGCCTAGAGCAGCCGCAGCATGCTGAAGAGAAGAGTCAACAAAGAGGCAACGATCAGCGAAGCGCATCATATTAAAGAGCTGCTTCTTAGGTACTTCTTTTTCATAACGAATAACATCATTAAGCTTAGTATGAAAGTCATAACAGATGTGAATGATCTGATAGTGCTCTTTAAGATTGTCTACAATAGCTTGAGCTACTTCAGGGTGAATGTCTCTTGCCCAAGAGTAGTTCTCAGCTTGATGATTCTTACCAGGACCACCAAACGGTTGGAAGAGTAGAATAGGCTTTACCTTCTGAATCTTAGCAACCTCTGGATCAATATAAGCCTTCTCTCTCATGTTGAAGTTCATCTCAGGCATCTCTCCATTGTAAGGTACTCCAATCATCTCACACCAGGTCTTAGCAAGTGACTGCTTCTTACCAATATGTGATGTCTGCTTATAAGGCTCTTGAGCAAATACTTCAGTGTTCTTACCTAAGATATAATCTTCATAGAAGTAAGGTACATTACCTAATCGATAGACTCTATGAACATTCTTATTCATAAGGTATACTTCTGGCCATGCACACACTACAACAATCTTAGTAGAAGGGTGTGCCTTCTTATATGCTTTAACAACGGCAGTGGAAGCTACATGCTTACCTATGCCGCCCTCAATGTTAAAGACTGCAAACTCAGGTGATTTAACGCTCATTACCATATAATTTAATATGATAATGAGGAAAATCAACTCACTAGTAAGTAGTTGGTACGTTATTAGTACGTAACATTAGTGCTTGTAAACGGCGTGCAAGATAATCATGACCAGCTGCTGTAGGGTGCGTATTGTCACTACTTGTATATGCAGCTTGATTGTTTGCTGTAACAACTCCATTTATATCAATGAAGTCTGCTCCAAGAGCTGTTGCACGACCTTGAATATATCCGGATACTGTTGTTAAGTTACTCTCAACACCTACAGGAGTCCATGGACTTGCAAGCATAACTGCTGCTGAACCAAATGTACCAGTTACAGTAGAGTGCCAATTGTTAATACCTGCTTCGATATTAGTCTGGTTAGGGGAAGATTTATCATTATAGCCTAAGCAAGCTAAGATTACAGCTGGGGTACGAGTAAGTACAATTTGGTTAGCCGCTCTATCTGTTGTAGCACTACTACCAGTACTTGACCAACCAGATGAGTTAAGAGAATCAGAATGAACATCCATATCAAGCAAATCAGCTAACTTCTCTACGAAGCTAACACCATATGTACTATTAACTGCAGTACCAAAAGAGTCGGTCATAACTAGAAGCAATGGACGTTCTCTTCTTGTCTCATAAGGCCATACCTGATAGTCACTAACACTTGTATTAGTATAAACACCACCGAAGCCATAACTCTTACCACGAATCTCATATTTACGAACCTTAGCAGTAGTATGACTTAGCTTAAGAAGTCTGTTACTGTAACCAGCAACAGCAAACTCATGAACTGGAACATCGTCAACATAAAACTGAATGGATGATTGAGAGCGCTCAATCTTAATTTCAATCTCATCCGCATCAGAATAGAAAGCAACTGAAAGCTCATCAGTAGAATTACCAGAAGTTGGCTTATAATAGTTACCTTGAACGGAAGCTTCAACAGGACCATATGTAACAGCATCCGCACTAAAATATAAAACTGAGCTACCGAATGTTGAACTTGTACCTGATACATCAGCAACGGTAACAACTTCAGCACTATCAGTATCGAATAGCTGATCGATGTTAACTCCACCAGAGAGAATGTTTCCTGTTGCGTCTACATCTCCTGTGAATACCCCTGCCCATCGTTGACTAGAAGCGCCGATATTAAATGCGTCAGCGGATCGAGGGAGAATAGTTTTGCTCTCAGCAACTCCAAATCCATCGACAGAGAAATTCCTAGCGCCATTAGTTTGCACCTCTAACGCGTATTGACTTCCGACAGTTGGCGTGTCGAATATAGCACCTTGCGCAGACAACGCGACGAACTCAGGTGAATCTGTTGTGTTAAGATCTTGGTCGTAGCTGCTACCTCCACCACCTGAGCCCCATGAAGCACTATTGGCTGCTACTGTTGTAGTTGTACCATTCCATGCTGTAGTGCAAACAGCATCAAGACATACACAAACTGTTCCAGACGAACCACCACCTGTTATTCCTACTCCAACACAAATACCTTCAACATCACCTACACAATTAAGACCAGCACATGAGCTTTGATCCCAGCTACCACTATTGGATTGTACTGTAGTGTAGTTACCATCCCAGCAAGCACTAGTTGCTGCAAGAGTAGAATGTGCACCATTAAAAGCATCAAAGCAATTGTTATCCATTGCAATGTTAATGCTGCCTGATGTACCACCACCAACAAGGCCGCTACCTGTTGTTATACCTGTAATGTTACCTTCAGCGGTGCCACCGATCGCAGAAGCACTCACATATTTAGTACAGCTACCCTGCACGATTGGTACAAGCTCGTTGCCACATATGCTACTAGCTTCCGGAAGTTCACTGATTTTAATACCTGCCATACCTTTATTTAATCAAAAAGCAGTTGATTATTGTAAGGAACATAGCTATAATTAAATTAATAAAATAATGAAAGCTCCAATTACATTCGACGAACCGTCGCATACATATACTCATAATGAGACCGGTGAGAGGTATACATCTGTTACTACGCTATTAGGTAAGTACAAGAAGCCATTTGACTCTGAAGCAACGTCGTTACGAGTTGCAGAACGTGAAGGAGTATCGCAGGAATGTGTCCTTGAGATGTGGGAGAAGGAAAAGAATCGCGCATGTGATCGAGGTACAGAGATTCATAAGTTGCTTGAGGACTATATCTCGTTTGGTGAAGAGCAGGCAGATTGGGGTTGGTTGTTTAAGACTTACGATAAGTGTGCAGGTTGGAATGTAGATAAGTATAAGAAGGTTCTTTGTGAGCAGCTAGTATGGAGTGAAGAGTTTAAGATCTCCGGTCTTGCTGATCTATTCTACATTCACTCTGATAATACATTTACTATCGGAGACTTCAAGACTAATAAGCGCTACCGTTTCAGTTCTAACTATAAGGATTGGATGCTCGAGCCTCTCGATCACCTTCCTGTATGTGAGCATTCTACTTACGGTATGCAGTTATCCATCTATGCATATCTATATGAGCAGATGACTGGTATGAAATGTCGTAAGCTTGTTATCTATTATCTTAATAAAGACCGCTTTGTAGCTCATCATCCTAACTATATGAAGGCAGAAGTAAAGGAGTTGTTCAAGCATTTCTATTATAATGGTAGGAAGTAATTGATTAAGAGCGAATGGAGTATAAATAAAACCGTAATAGACTAATGAAGAAAAGCACCTTAATTAATAAGTTTGAAAATAAAATTGATTCAACACTTGATGCCTTGTATGAAGTTCGTGATGTAATAGCCACTACAGATGACTATGAGCTTGATGAGATTGTAAACGAGATGGTTGAAGACCTTGAAGTTGAAATCGCTGATGCAGCTGAAAAGGTTATCGAGGCTATTGATAAAGCTCTTGACTAGTATACAATTCGTATATGAAAACTAAAGTACTTATCTTAGGTAAAGGTTATGTCGGTAGCTATGTCTACGCTAACATGGCTCTGAATCCTAGTATTGATGTAGAAGCTCTATCTAAGGCTGAGCTAGATTATACCGATGAGTACTACCTTCGTGATTACATGAAGGAGAATAGAGTTGACTACCTTATCAACGCTCAAGGCTTTACTGGTCGACCTAATGTAGATCAAGCCGAAGAAGAGAAAGAAGCTTGTTGGAAGTATAACGTTCAAGTTCCATTGATGTTCAATACTATCTGTAGAGAGCTTCATGTACAACCTATTCATATTACTTCTGGTTGTATCTTTACCGGCTACGATAAGGCATGGAGTGAGATTGATGAGCCTAACTTCGGAGTATTCAATCCTGATTCATCCTTCTACTCTACAAGTAAGCATGCATTTGAGTCGGTAAGTGATAATGGTATCACTATTCGTATTCGTATGCCCTTCTGTGATATACTTCACGATAGGTCTTACCTTACTAAGATTCATAAGTATGATAACCTTATTGCCGCAGTCAATTCAAAGACTTATATTCCTGAGCTTGTAGACTTTATTGAGTGTATTGTTGAAGAAGGTCGTATAGGTCATGATGTTGTTCACTTTACCAATCCAGAGCCTCTCGATACAGGAGGAGTGATTGATCTTATGAGAAGCTTCGAGCTTGAGAACCTTAACTGGTCTTGGGTTGATATTGAAGAGCTTGATCTTGCTGCTGGTAGATCTAATTGTATTCTAGATACTACAAAGGTTAAAGAAGAGTATGGTTATATTCTCTCTACTGAAGCAGAAGCACTTAAAAAGGCTCTTGGTGCCATTACTGCTTGATTAAATAAGTATGTATGAGCCTAATAACATTTGAAAATCACAATCTTGACTTCAAGGTCTCCTTGATTAAGATGCGACGCAAGCTAGATGGTGAGCGTATTAAAGAGGTTGTTCAAGATGTTATTGAGCTTAATAATGGATCTATATTAGACTTAGAGTTTTCAGAGAGTTCTCTCTCTATGGGCATTAAAGGTGCCATTGCAGTATCTAATGATAACAAGATACTTGACCGTTTCGATATCACTACAAATAGCCCTGATGATCTATATGTAGCTTTTGAGATTAATGATCTAGAGCTAGCAGAAATAGACTTTCCAGAAGAACAAAAAGTAAGTAAAGCAATCTGTCTTGTATCTGGTACAGTCGCTAAATCAAATGGACCTATTAAGAATGCTGTTGTGTTCCAATTTGAGGAAGCTTTTGTAGCAGCAACTAAACTAACACAATGCCAATACTATGATGGTAAGGGAGCTGATATTGGCTTAGGTGAGATTCTTAATGATACAACTGCTTTTGAATTAGCGGAAGCGTTTAATAGACAGATTTATAAGCTTAAGTCAGAAGAGAGAATTGTAGCTCCTGGTTCAAATCAGCCTAGCACACGTCACAATATTAAGATTCAAGACAAGCATAATGTATCTGTGTATGATGCATTACAAAAAATGGTTAAGGAGTCTGGTGCGTTTGGTCAGACAAGCTTCGTCGGTGAAGTAGGTAGAACGCCTTATATGCGCTTTGCTAATGCTATTGGTACTGATGGTGATGTTAAGAGATTGCTTAAGTTTGATGCCTTTCTAACTGATAAGCACGTTGAGTTTGTTACAGCTGTTAAAGCCGGCTCTACAACTGGCGACTATTCTGATGTATATACAGAGAAGTTTTTCCTAGGACCATTTGCAGATGCTTTATCAACAGACCCTAACGCCTCAATCAATAATAGAATTGAGGACTATAACATAGTAAGAGCTGATATTTCAGCGTTGAGACAAAAAGTGTGGGGTGACTATAATGTTAATAACTCTTTACCAATTACTGACCCGGGTCGTGTTGCTATTGTACATAAGTCTTTCTTTGATCTACAAATTGAGTTCATTGAAAGAGAGCTTGGTGGTGAAGATCTAGAGTGTCACCTACCACTTCTACCTGGTGCAGAACTCAGAGACTTTCACTTCGATGCCAATACCCTCTCTACTGAGCTTAACGCACAATCATCTATCGAGCAGGTTAATCAGAAGATATCTAATATAGTAATGAAGAGCTTTATAACTCTCAACGAGTCAATTACCTTTACTGTTAAGGGTGCTGTATATAGAGAGCCAAATAAGTTCATTTGGATTGAGCGTGGTGAAGAGGAGGAAGACTATAAGAAGCTTTGGTATGTCAATAGCGTTAGCCATAAGTTTAAAGATGGTCAGTACAGAACAAAGATTGTAGCTAATAAGATCTTCGGTGATACTTCATTAAAGGCTCTTTTAGCTAATAAAATCAGTTGATTATTGTGTGATCATACATTAATATATATGTATGCGATACAGCCCTTTAGTCGACTCCCATAAGAGTAATGTGTATAAGCAGATTAAGTCTGTTAATTTCGGTAAGGAAGTAGTTGCATTTACAGCAGGTAACTTTGATATTATCCATCCAGGATATACCGCTACGTTCGAAGAGGCTAAAAGACATTGCGATAAGTTCATTGTCTTCTTGCATGGTGATCCATCCTCTACACGTAATACAAAGTACAAGCCAGTAGTACCTTACTATGATCGTTATAAGATGCTCATGTCTATTAGGCATATTGATGAGGTCTATATGTATCAGACAGAAGAAGAGCTCTTAGAGCTTATGAAGACCTTTAAGCTTGATGTTCGTATCTTAGGAGAAGATTATCTTGGTAAGCCCTTCACAGGTGATAAACTTCTGCATGAGGTTATTTACACTACAAGATCGCATGAGTGGAGTACAACAAAGTTTAAAAATAGAATCGCTGCAATGACCTTCTTGCAGAATGATGAACTAAGAGAGACCTTAGAAGGTATTGAGCCTGGTTCGTGGTTTGCTAATAGAATTCTCGAGGGTAACTTCGAAGCGATAGAAAAATGAAACATAAAAAAAATTACTTAGTAACTGGCGCTGCTGGTTTTATTGGCTCGCATGTTGTAGATGAACTACTCAAGCGTGAAGACATACTTAATGTTTACATCATTGACAAACTTGGTATGGGTTCAGATATAGAGCACGTCTCTCTCGATAAACGTGTTAAGTTTATTCACGAGGATATTGCTTTGGATAGTGCGTATGAGTATCTTCCAAAGATAGATTACATCCTTCACCTCGCAGCTGAGTCTCATGTTGATCGTTCTATTACTGACCCGCTTGCTTGTATTACTAGCAACGTTATGGGAACTGGAAAGATTCTCGAGCTAGCGCGTGTCGATCAAGCAAGACTCGTTCATATCTCAACCGATGAAGTCTATGGCCACCTTCAGTTAGACGAGCCAGCCTTTACCGAAGACACTAACCTTGCTCCACGGAGCCCTTACTCTGCTACTAAGGCAGGTTCTGATCTATTAGTTCAGTCTTATATTACAACCTTTGGTATCGATGCATCCATTACTCGATGCTGTAATAACTATGGACCAAGACAAGCTAATGAGAAGCTCATCCCTACTGTGATTGGCAAGCTGCTCAAAGATGAACCTATTCCTATCTATGGTAATGGTCAGAATATTCGAGAGTGGATTCATGTTACTGATCATGCTAAAGCAATCTTAGAGGTGTTGCATGAAGGAGAGAGTGGAACTGTTTATAACATTCCTGGTAGCCTTCACCTTACTAATCTCGAGATTGTTGATAAGATTATTGAGAAGGTTCTCGTGTTTAAACCAGAGATTAATCCATCAATTGAGTTTGTATCAGATAGAGCTGGTCATGATTTCAAATACTCTGTCAGCACTAAACATTCATTAAGATCTGTTAAAGATCAACGATCCTTTGATTTAACTGATACTGTAGAATATTACTTGAAAAAACTAGTTGATTAGTCTCTGAAAGCAGCCATAATATATGTATGAGTAAGAAGAGTTTTCCTACAAAGCCATTTAAGTTTGGCAAGTTTGTTGTAGAATATCGTGACGAGGCAAAGAGTCCTGTTCACTTTCTCAAAGAAGAAATCAATACTGAAGAAGATGCAGATGCTGCAGTTACTAAGCTCGAAGAAGAAGGTAAGGTTAAGGTGACTGTAAAGCAGATCGGATAAGGAACTCCGATATAATTAGGTATGAAAAAGACGTACCAAGTGTATTGTTTTGTTGGCGGAGCAAACGAGAGAGTCGCTCTATTTGAGAGTACTGATTTTGATGAATGTGCTAAAGTCTGGGAAGAATATGAGCGCAATCCTAAGAAGGCTAACCGCGTCACGCGAGACTATCTTCGAGGCTGGGGTCCTGGAGTTGACGGCTTCTACATTGGAGAGAGGAAGCATGATGGAACGATGGCGTTTCTCACTTAAGGAACTCTGATATAATTAGGTATGAACAATGACATTGACCATCAGGAGCATGAAGTAGTTACTACTGATGCACAGCTCATTCAGATACTTAATAAGCAGCTCGTAGAGGTTCTAGGACAGCTTAGAGAGAAAGAAGAGGAATGCTCTGAGTTGATTGAGCTTCACATCCAGAAGGATGAATTCATTAGAGACTTGAAGACATCTAAAGGAACTCTGATATAATTAGGGTAGAGAGAAACTATTATGGTAATACTAGAACCGTCACAAGGCATCAAGAAATATACCGGCATCGACTTCGATGTGTTAGGTGATGTTATCTCTATGCTCTATATGAACTGTCATCGCAAGCCGGTTGACTTTGTATGTAAGATACATAAGAGTCGAGATCCTGGTGTCAGTCAAGTAACTTACTCTGATGATGCTAAGTCTGGATCTAGGTTTGAGATGATGCTCGATCAAACTACTCGACCTACTCGTAAGTTTATCTTTGGTACTATTCTACATGAGCTTCGGCATTGTTGCCAGCTTAATATCTGGAACTACTGGTGCGACGATACTGCTAAGTTCAAGACGTTCGATGACTATTGGGATTCGAAAGAGGAGAAAGATGCTCGTAAGGCTGAGAAGATGACCGCGATTGTTATCAAGATGTATGATAATGCGATGAAGGCTAAGAAGTTGTATAAGGAGTATGGCTTAACTAAACTAGGATGATGAATGAGACTTTAGACGATATGACCTTCATACACAGGAAGGTATTTAGTGATCCTGGAATGGAGAATGCTGGAACTCTAGTTCATATTTATTACAAATATAATCAAGAAAAGAACAACATTTTAGTTGAAGATTACAGCATCCACTTTATAATAGATGGAGTAGTAGGTGCTAATGTTGCTGATAAGGAAGACTTAATTAGTGATGATTTGTATAAACTCTTATTTAAGAAGGCTTATCAAG